ATTGGGGGGTGATTGAATGGAATGTAAGGGGCGTACTTTTACCGAGTCAGAGGTAGAGGCTATTGTTAAGATTGCAGCAGAAACAGCAGCACAAACAGCCTTAACCGAATTTAATCGGCGTAATGAGGATATGCTCACAAAGAAAAACGAAAGAGCCTATAAGAATACTACAACGCTACTCGAGGGCTATACGGCTATGAAAGCACATTGTAAGAGTGCTATTGCAAAGGCAGAGGATACCTTGACACCTAGCGACTTACAAACAGTATTGTATGAGGTTTTTAATCGTAGGGGCTTACTACAGATTGAAACCATTTTAGCCAGTAAAAGGCGTACAGAGCTTATTATCGAGCATATAGACAAAATGCTCGATGTATACCGAACTAACTGCATTAACAACAATAAACACTATTGCGAATGTGTGATAGATAGGTATATCAATGATTTAACAATTGCAGAGATTGCAGAAAAGCATAACACAGTAGAGCGAAATGTCTATAGGTGGCTAGATAAAGGAATAGACGATTTAAGTATCTATTTATTTGGCGCTTACGCCTTATAAAATGTCAAAAAACTGTCATATTCAGTACTATTAGAGTGTGGTATTATGATAGTGGTAAAAGGTGCTTGAACTATTAAGTTTACGTTTCATTTTATCCTCCTTTCTTATAGACAACTGACATCGCAAAAATACCTCGGCAGAGATTGAGACACTCTGTTCGAGGTATTTTTGTATTTACACATAAAAAAGAGGTGAGATCGTGGCAGCTAAAACTAAAAAGACAGAGCCGAAGAAAAAGAAACGGCTAGGCCGTACCCCTAAATATGAAACATGGTTAGAGCCAGACAATCTGTTAAGACTAGAGGGCTGGGCACGAGACGGCCTTAATGATGAACAGATTGCTCATAACATTGGTATTAATGTATCTACTTTGTACGCTTGGAAAGTCAAGTATAAAGATTTTTCAGAGGCTTTAAAAAGGGGCAAAGAGGTAATCGACATATTAGTAGAGAATGCTTTGCTTAAAAGTGCTATGGGCTATAAGTTTGACGAGGTAGTAAAAGAGCGTATCTACAACCCAGAAACAGGCGAAAGCGAGATAGTAGAGGTTAAGCGCACTACTAAGGATGTGGCGCCTAACTCTACATCATTAATATTCTGGCTTAAAAACAGACAGCCTGCTAAATGGCGAGATACTAAGAATATAGACGCAGCCGTCGAGGTGAAAAACCCATTCGAGGGAATAGATACGGCTGATATTAAAAAGCTCATTGATGAGGAATAAGCTCAATCTGTATACGGCTATGAAAAGGGGGTGAGGGTGTGCAGGTTCGAGATAATAAAGAGAAAATCATACAACTGGCTAAAAGGGAACTCGCTCGGCGTGAGTTCTTTTATTATTGCAATCAAAAGGCAGGCGACTTTTATAAGAAAAGCCGTAAGTACTTAGTTGATTTATGCGACGAGTTAGAGAGCTTTATCAAGGATGATGATTACAACGTGCTTATAATGAACCTGCCCCCATAGCCTCGGCATGGTAAGAGCCGTACTGCGCAGCTGTTTGTACAATGGTTATTCGGTAATAACCCAGCGGCCAAAGTAATGACAGGCTCATACAATGAAACGCTCTCAAAAATGTTTAGTAAATCAGTTAGAAATGCTATACAAGAGAGTAAGGCTGATGAGGATATAACTGTATTTAGCGATGTATTCCCTACTGTAAGCGTTGCTGTAGGCGACGCACAGGCTCATTTATGGAGCTTAGAGGGCTATACTAACTCATATCTTGCAACCTCGCCAACTGGTACAGCTACAGGCTTTGGCTGTTCGCTTATGATCATTGACGATATTATCAAGAATAGCGAAGAGGCCTATAATGCCAGTGTGAAAGAGAAGCATTGGGAATGGTTTACCAATACCATGCTCTCACGGCTCGAGGAAGGCGGCAAGATTATTATTATCATGACACGCTGGGCAAGCGATGATTTAGCAGGGCGAGCAATAGAGCATTTTAAAGATGATACGTTATTCAAGGCGAAAGTAATAACCATGAAAGCCTTGCAAGATGACGGCTCAATGCTTTGTGAAGAGGTGCTATCTAAGGCCTCGTATATGTCTAAGGTTCGAGCTATGGGCGAGGATATTGCCAGCGCCAACTATCAACAAATACCGATAGACCTTAAAGGGTGCTTATACAGTCAAATACTTACATATGACACGTTGCCGAAAGACGATAAAGGTAACGTGTTATTTTCATGTATCAAGAATTATACAGATACCGCCGATACTGGCAGCGACTATTTAGCTAGTATCACATACGGCGTATATGATAACGAGGCTTATGTGCTTGATGTAGTTTACACAAAGGACGCTATGGAAACCACAGAGCCAGCAGTAGCCGACATGCTGCATAGAAATGGCGTAAATGTAGCTGATATAGAAAGCAATAACGGCGGCCGAGGGTTTGGCCGTAACGTGCAGAATATACTCAAACAAAAATACAATTCAAATAAGTGTGTGATTAATATGTTTCATCAAAGCGGCAACAAAATAGCACGCATTCAGTCTAATGCTACATGGGTTATGAGCCATGTATACATGCCTAAGAATTGGCGTGATAGGTGGCCTCAGTTGGCTACTGACATTACGAGATACCAACGAGATGGCAAGAATGCACACGATGACGCACCAGACGCACTCACAGGCATAGCAGAGAAAATCAATGCGCCGCAGGTTCGCAGCGGTAGAATTAACATCAATTAGAAAAGAGGTAACATGGCAATAACATATAACAACCCTCGAGCGGAAGAGTACGAGCTACTGCATGACGCCTATTATGGGAGCGGCATGTTCGCAAGTGGCGCAGCAGTAACAGAACACACTCGAGAGAGTACTCAATCAATTAATTTCAGACGCAAAATAGCATACTATCTCAACTACACAGGGCCTATCTTAAACGCCTCTGTAGATCCAATATTTAAAGATGAAATCAAGCGAGAGTATAGCAACTCTGTATTATTCGATGAGTTCATTAACGATGTAGATAGGCAAGGCACTATGTTGCAGGAATTTATAGAGCAAAATGCTATAGCAGCCAAGCTCTATGGCGTTATGTATATCGTAGTTGATAACGTGAGCGAATTCGGCAGCTCTTTGGCCGAAACATTAGCCAATAGATCTATGCCGTACTTAACAGCGGTAGAGCCTAAGAATGTAGTAAATTATGAGTTCGACGATAACGGCAAGCTCAAACTATTTACTTATTCCAGCTACTTAAAAAACGCCGACGGCACAATTAAAGCACACTATCATACATGGACGCCTACAGAGTGGAAAATCACCGATAGCGACAATAAAGTAGTAGGTAAAGGCGAGCATAACATCGGCCGCATTCCTATTGTTCAATGGTTCGGTAGAGCAGCACGCAAGCGTGATATTCTACCACCGCCAGAGTATTTAAGTATCGCAAAAACAAATGCTAATGTATATAACCTATGCTCACTACTCTCTCAAATTCTATACAATCAAACATTCAGTATCTTAACTATGCCAGTCGATAATAACGGCTTGCAAGATGTAACTATCGGTACTGATAACTTACTCGCTTATCCAGCAGAGGCAGGCAACGCACCGAGCTTTATTGCGCCAGATAAAGGCCCAGCCGAGGTACTTATAGCTCAAATTGATAAGCTCATCAATGAAATGTACCGCATGAGTGGTATTGATAGCGTTATCGGTGTACAGCAAGCCAAGAGTGGCGTGGCTAAACAATGGGACTTTGAGCGTACTAATCAAAATTTGGCAGCCTTTGCAGTACGTTGCGAGAATGCAGAATATGACATTATCGAGCTATATCGCCTATGGAGTGGCGATAATATCGAGTATCTTTGCGACTATCCTCGTGATTTCAAGGTAAATGATGTATCCGAAAGTCTTAAACAGGCACAACAGGCCAAAGATTTAGAGTTTAAATCTGATACTTTCGACAGCGAAATCTTAAAGAAAGTAATTGACGCTTACATGCCTAACCTTGAAAAGGAAACTAAAGATATGATCGTTAAAGAGGAACAAGAGGCGGCCGATGAACTGGCACAAGACAAAGCCTATAGCGATGAGGGTTTAGATGATGAAACAGACGAGCCAAACGCTTGATAATATCCTCGAGCAATTCGAGAAAATGGTACATGAATTAGTATCGCTTGGATATTCAGCCGATAAGGCCGTTAAAATCGCTTATAAGACTTATCCTATTATGGAAATGCTGGAGGCCCCTCTTACGGCTGATATGGTGGAAAATTTCAATAAGGCCTATCACAGTGTGCTTATGCCAGCCTTAATGGCAGGACATAGGCCTTTTAGATATAGCACTCAATCAATCAGCGAGGCTATGCAAGCCGCTTGGGCGAGCGACGGCTTAAAGTTATCTAAGCGCTTACATCGTAACGCTCATAAAGTACAGCGTGAGACGGCTGAGGTTATAAAGCAATCTCTAAAACGTGGTAAAAGCATTCGTGAGATAGCTCGCTCTATATTCGAGGGCTATGGCAAGGGTGGTATTATCGCTACTGATAAACTACCCAAGCATATAGAACAGCTTAGAGCGTTAAAGCCGCCTCAATCGCTAAATGATGAGGAGCTTGCTCGATTTAAGCGTGTAATTAGACGCACAGAGCGACAAGTACAGCAGAATACAACGCCAAGCCTACGAGCTGCCTATTCTGAATTAATTCAAGCAGTAGACGAGGGCAACGCTATAGACCTTTCGAGAGCTGTTACTGTGGCCGTGCAAGAAAAGGCACGATACAACGCCGAACGAATTGCTCGTACAGAAATGGCTAGAGCATACGCCGACGGCCAAATGCTACGCTATAAAGATGATGAGGATGTAGTCGCACTCAAATGGGTGCTATCAAGTAGACACCCTCGGTATGATATATGCGACATTTACGCCAACGCCGATTTATATGGCTTAGGTAAGGGCGTTTATCCTAAAGATAAATTTCCTACGTTGCCAGCTCATCCGCATTGTATGTGTAGAATATCGCCTGTATTTGATTTTGAGGTAGATATTAGCAAAGCAAAAGACAATACAGACGAGGGCGGTAAGCAATATATAGAGTCTATTTCTCGTGATCATAGAGAGAAATTGCTCGGCATAAGCGGCAGTAAAGAGGTTAAAAGCGGCAAAGCTAACTGGAAAGACTACGCAAGAGGCTGGAATGGTGAAACATTCAAGCCTAGAGAACCAAAAGAAAATACATAATTTAGACCTACAGGCCTGCGCAAGTGAATGCGTAGGCCTTTTATATTGCTATTGATTAGGGGAGCCGAAAGATAGCGAAATTCATGACGAAAGGGAGAAAGACTCATGACTTTAGCAGAATTGTACACAAAACTTGAAAATCTCGAGGGTGGTAAGGAACTTATCGACGGCTTTAAAAGCGAAATCTCTCGTATTAACGAGGGCGCCAAAGCTGACAGACTCAAATTCGAGAAACAAATTACTGAATTAACATCAGCACGTGATGAGTTAAAAGGTAAGGTTGACGAATACGAGGCTCATAAGGGCGAAAAAAGCCCAGAAATCTTGGCTTTAGAGAAACAAATTAAAGGCCTTACAGATAAGTACGAGCAAGCAGAGCAAGCTCGCCAAGCAGAGATTGAAAAGCGTACTAATTCCGAAATCAGCGCTCAAACGATTGCAGCGCTAACAAAAGCTAATTGTACAGACGCTGAAACATTCAGCAAGCTCATTACTGGACAAATTACAGTACAGCAAGACGGCTCATATGGCTGGGCTAAAGAGGACGGCACAATCGGCACTATCGAGGAATGTGCAACAGCATTTCTTGCTGATAAGCCTTACGCAGTTAAAACTACGCAAAATGGCGGCAGCGGTGCAGGTGCAGGCAATGCGAATGACGGCAACAGTCAATTAGCAGAAATGTTCAAAATCGCAGGTGTAAAACCACCTAGCGAGGGCTAATTATTTGATTACGAAATGAGGTATTAATCAATGGCAATTAACACTTTAACAATGGCTCAAAATTTCCAAACAGTACTCGACCAACAAATGTTGGTAGGTGCTACATCTGGCTTTATGGAAGTAAACGCAGGCGAAGTAAAATACAACGGCGGCGATACTGTTAAAATTCCTACTTTATCCGTTGACGGCTTGGCTAATTATGATCGTGATAACGGCTATAATCGTGGTGCTGTATCTTTGACTTACGAAGATTTTAAACTTACTCAAGACCGTGGCCGTAAATTCAATCTTGACGCTATGGAAGTAGATGAAAGCAATTTCTTGGCAACAGGTACAAATGTTATGTCTACATTCCAAGTAGAGCAAGTTATCCCAGAGGTTGACGCTTACCGCTACTCTAAAATTGCTGCTTATGCTAAGCAAGGCAACCGCAAAACAGACGCTTTCACACCAAGTGCAGCTAACATCATCGACCAATTAAACAAAGAAATCGTAGAAATCGAGGACTTAGTAGGTGAAACAGGCGACTTGGTAATCGTTATGAGCACTCGTGTTCAAGCTGTATTAAATAGTGCAGCAGGTGCTAAAGGTATGCTCGATGTAGCTGACTTTGAACATGGCGCTTATAACACTCGTGTTCGCACTTATAACGGTATTCCTATTATTGCTGTACCTAGTGCTCGCATGAAATCTCAATACACATTCAATGACGGCAAAACAGCAGGCCAAGAAAAAGGTGGCTTTAAAGCTGACACAGCAGCGAAAGCTATCAACTGGATCATTATGTCTCGCCGTGCAGCTATTGCAGTATCTAAAACAGATACAATGCGCATTTTCGACCCAACAATCAACCAACAAGCGAACGCTTGGGGTATTGATTACAGAAAGTTCCATGATGTATGGGTTCCAAAAAATCGCTTGGCTACTGTATGGGCTAACTTTGGCGCTTAATTAGGGGGTAACGCATGGGGAAATATAGACTTATCCGACTGAATGAGGTTCGCTATACAGATGATGAGTATACTCTCGAGCTATGGCTTGATGAGGGCTTTGTATTAGAGCCTGCAATCGACGACAGCGAGGCGGCTGCGAAACCTAAGAAAAAGGCAACTAAAGCAGCCGATGAATAACCATGAATGCAAGAGAGGTATTTGAAAAGCGGTTACGGCAAGCGATTAGAGCCAGCGCTCGAGAGGTACAGGAAGAGGCGCAACGCACTCATCGCTTTGCCTCTAAGAGCGGCCAGCTCGAGAGAGCCGTCGATGTGCGCATGATTGCCGATAAAACAGCAGAGGTATATATCGACAATCATGTAGCACCTTATGGGCCTTTCGTGCATGAGGGAACACGAGCGCATTACATTTTCCCAAAAGAAAAGCAGGCGTTACGCTGGGTTCCAAATGGTGGTAATGGCTTTGTATTCGCTAAACGTGTATTTCATAGAGGCACTAAGCCAGACCAATTTTTATATGAGGCTCTCGATAATAGCCGTGAGGCTGTTCATGATATATTCTCGAAAGCTGTTAATGTATCGCTCGGCGAAATCGCTCGAAATGTAGAGTTAGGCGTTAAGCGCACAGAGCTGCACATTAAACTGTAAGGGGTTACATAAATGTTATACGAATTTCAAAACATGGTATTCGATGATGAGCTACTAGGCCCCAACGTGCTAGAAACCACTTTAAAGAAAGCGGAAAGTTGGCTGTATGTATTGGCTAAAAAGTTAGGTGTGCAAGAGGGCGATGTTATCCGCTCTTTTATTGCAGATGAACTCGTAACACTCTATTGTTACCGAGAAACATGCATGAACAAAGCCGCCTCTCTGATTGGACAATATAGCCGTAATGGTTCCGATGATGATTATTACTCTAAGAAATTGAAATACATTAACGAGAGAATAGCGGTTTTAGAAAACCAAATCACAGCGGAACAGCTCACAGGGCAGCCAGCCAAGTATGCAGGGTATAGAAATATACCTTTATATCGAGGTGGCTAATATGTGGCTCGAATTATTGAATAAAATCAAATACGCATTAGAGAAAGCCGAGTTTAATGGACAAATTAAGCTCG